CTTACTTTTTATGAGTTTCCAGAAAGCCCTTTGAAATCAATAACTTAGAGAGCTAGTCAAAAAGAGAAAGTGCAATGAAATCAATAACTTAGAAAAACGAAGGTTGCCCGGAAAATACCAAAACTGTTACATTCGTACACTTTAAACATTGTACGAATAAGCAATTAAGGTATATGATACAACTATAAGAAATTATGTAGTAAACGTAAGAGGAGATAAAGACATGACACATTTAAGAGGTTTTGATGCCCGAGCAACTGTCTTCTATAAAGAAGGAGTTGGTTATACTTTATATGTGCTACGAGGCGAGAGCGAAAATCAGCAGAGTATTGCAGCACTTGAATATTCAAGTGCTGCAGAATTGCTAGAAGATTTAGAAATTTTAATTCGCCGAGATGATTGGGGATTAATAGCTTCTAATGGAAAGCTAAATCATGCAGCAGTGGCGCATTACAATGCTGCACAGGGTGTTTACGAAATTCCAGGTATTGAAGTAGTTATTATAGCTGAGCAGATTATCATTTATCCACCAAGGCTACCAATCCATGAAAGACTTATCTGGTCTGAAGTATTAATGGCTAATTCTCGAGTAGATATCCCTAGAATCGGTTTTACTGTTTAGTACGATACTCATTAGCAAATTCTGAGCGTTGCCATTTTTCAAATGATTTGAAAAGTTTTTGGTCAATAATATCGTTTTTTGACATTAATTCTAATGAGTCAGTTTTCGGTTTAGCCTCTTTATATGGGCGCTTACTTGAAGTAAGCGCCTCAAAGATGTCGCAGATAGTGATAAGCTTGATGAGTAATACTTCGTCTTCAGATAACTGGTCTTTTTGCACCATAATATCCAATAAATGGGATTTTGTGTGATGGTAATCTGCTACTAAACGTGCTAATTTTCCATGCCCACCTGTTAACGATCGAAGTATTTCTCCTGAGGTTATAGCATGAGTATCCATAATTTCACGCTCAGTATCACCCAACCTACCAGGTTTATGAAGCACGTCTTTTGAAATTTTAATTTTACCAACGTCATGTGATAATGCAGACATTGCTACTTTATTGAAGTCAAGACCAAGATATTTAGCAAAATCTCGTGCAAGACGCGCTACCTCCATAGAATGCTCCGCATTCCATTTTGAGTATCGACTTAGGTTGGAGAAATGCTTTATCATTTCTTTCCGGTTTCGACGGATTTCAGGGTCTAAAGATTCTAAAGATTCTAAAGATTCTAAAGATTCTAAAGATTCTAAAGATTCTAACCATGTCATGAATTCGTGTAAGTGCATAATTTATGGTTAATATGTTAAGTAGTTATCATAATTTCTATTTACAACCAAATGCATTTGGTGTATAATAAACTCATAAATTAAAAAGAGAGGATAAAAACGATGAAAGACGAAAGATTTAGCAAAGTGTTTGATTTGGTTGTCAAATCTCAGGCTTGGCAAAAGATGTTGGCTATCCGTGAAGATAGCAAATGGCATAGAGAGGAAAACGTTGCCGAGCATACTCGAATGGTGGCAGCATGGTATAATGACAACTTGGCCAATAGCCGCACCCCTCACCAACAATATTTGACAAGATTAGCATTGCTGTTTCACGACTTCGGCAAACCTCATGCCCGTACCGAAAAGTTTTCAGAAGAAAGAGGTGTCTATTACTCCTATCCTGGTCATGAAAAGTTTTCCGCTAGATTGTTTCTGGACTTCTACATGGCTCATCGTGAAGGCTTTGAGCCATTCTCTTCAATGACATGGGATGAAGTGCGCACCGTCCAATTCATGATTGAATACCATTTGCCATATGAGACCATGAAAGTTGATAAATTGGCAAACATCAAACGTGATATCATGTGGCAAGGTGAGAGCGTATTGCAAATGTTTTTCGATGTATTGCAATCAGATGCCCATGGCAGAATCAGCGACGACCCTGAAGGCACATATGCCCGAGTAGGTGATTGGATTGAAAAGTTTTCACAAGTTGAAGTATCGCCAATCCCTCCAATGGATAACACTAAACCGCATTTGGTAGTTTTGATTGGTGCATCTGGCTCTGGCAAATCCACTTTTTGTGCTAACTCAGATTATGAAGTGTTTAGTCTGGACAAAATGCGCCATGACTACTTCTGGTTTATGAATCAACGGGATGCAGAGTATGATGAAGCGTGGCAATACTGTGTTGATAACGAATCTGGCTACAATGAGATGTGTATGAAAGTGTTTGTTAGCATGGTGAAACTTCGTCAAGATATCGTATTGGATACCGTAAATGCAACTGCGAAATCCCGTAGAAAATGGTTGACAGTTGCTCGTCATGCAGGTTATAATATTACAGCTGTTGAGTTTCCAATCGCATTGCAAACTGTTTTGGATAGACAACAGACACGTCCTGATAAAACTGTCCCTGCATCGTCTGTGAAACAACAATACCTGGCAATCGCACTGCCATTGATGGGCTCTGAAGTGGATGAAATCGTAGTCGCATGAAAAACAAAATCAATGTGAATATTATAGGCGCTTCGGCCACTGGCAAATCGACCATTGCGAAAATCATCTATGAGGCGCTCAAGAGACAAGGCTTTGAGCTAGAAATCCATATGCTCGATGATGAAGACCGTTAAGGATGCCCATTTCAATGGCGAGATACTTGAGCAGAAGATTGAGTATCTCCGCGAGAAGACAATCATCTGTATTAACGAAACTAACGTTATGAGAAACCACGGCTTTTAAGGAGCGCAGAATGAAGAAGTATGGTGTTAAAGTCCGATTGGCCGCTAAAGTAGGGTCGCGCTCATTGGTTGGCACTCATGGTGAGTATCCACGTATATGACATGTTTAAGTTTAGCCCAAAGGTAACTCCTGACCATTTATTCAATGAGCCGGCTCTTGGTGCTTGTTGCTGCACCGGCGCACGAGACATGGACCCCTACTGTGGTTGCATAATGATGACCCTTCGCTACCAATACCGCTTTGATATCGCACTTGCTGTGTTAGAAAGAGAAAAATAGTTTACATCTCTAAAGGAAGATGATATAATACATCTTCCTTCTTCGATTGATAGTGATATCAATCCGCCCGCTTGATTAGCTTTACGATGCTAAAGCTAAATATCTCGATGACAATCTGAAAATCCCTATAAATAGATGTATCATTACGAAGTGTAGTGTAGTGGTGTGTTTATATTTTAATTGTTTAATTTTATATTGTTTGGAGAATTTATAATGTCAAAACTCGAGGCCTTAAAATCCGCGTTCACTTCAAAAGCATCTGGAAATGTTGATGATTCTTGGAAAAAGAAATATCAATTCTGGAAAATGCAAGAAGGCGCTACCGCAATCGTCCGCTTCCTACCTGACCTGGACGAAGAAAATCCAATGGGATTTTTGGTCGAAAACCTTGTTCATGAATTACATGTAAATGGCGAACGTCGCACCGTTCCTTGCTTAGCTATGCACGGTGAAAGTTGCCCTATTTGCGAATTGTCTAAAAAATTCTACGACGAAAAGAATGAAGATTTAGGTAAAAAATACTACCGCAAAAAATCTTATCTTGGCCAAGTAATCGTAGTTGAAAGCCCGATCGAACATGATGCCACTATGTTGGTCAAATTGATTGATTTCGGTCCAAAAATCTTCAAAATCATTCAATCTGCATTCCAGTCTGGCGACTTGGAAGTTGAACCATATGCATTGCAAGGTGGCTACAACTTCCGTATTAAGAAAACCAAAGCTGGTCAATATGCTGATTACGGTACATCGAGTTTTGCTCCAAAACAAACGGATGTTGATGAAGAACTGGTCAATCGTATCGAATTGATGGATTTGAAAGAACACCGTACCAAATACATTCCACGTGCAGAAATTGAAATCATGTTGAATGCAGATTTGACTGGCGCTACCGTAGCTACAGTTCCTGCAACTCAATCTGCTCCAACTCAATCTGCTCCCGCTCCTGAAGCCGAAGCTCCTGCTTCTACATCCGGTTCTTCAATCGTTGAGCAATTGCGTCAACGTGCGAAAGCAAAAGCTGCTGCAACAGCGTCTGATAGCGAATAAGCATTTCGCGATATTAGGTATCATTCAGTGAAGGCGGAGAAATCCGCCTTCACTTTCGTATCATAAAGAAAAAGGTTTTCGCATATGGCAAAAAATGGATTAGGCTTCCTAGCCACTTTCAAAAAGAATATTGAGAAAATTGCGACTGTCAACATTGGTATCTCTTCACCTAAGAAGTGGTATTCAACTGGCAATTTCGTTCTCAACAAAATACTTTCAGGGTCTTACTTTCGCGGTATTCCAGAAGGTCGTATCACTGCATTTGTTGGACCATCAGGCTCTGGTAAATCTTTCCTTTCATCTAATGTGATGGCTCAGGCTCAACGTGAAGGTGCTCATCTAATCGTCCTTGATACTGAGAATGCGATGGACATTGAGTTTCTTTCTAAGATCGGCGTTGATATCTCTGAAGATAAACTGACTTACATTCAAGTTGGTATGATTGAAGATGTCAATCAAATCTGCTCCGAATTCTTTTCAAGCTATGAAAAAGAGCACGGGCGTTTCAACTATGATGGCCCTCGTTTCGTATTCGTACTTGACAGTTTGGCAATGTTATCAACTTCAACTGAAGAAGAAAACTATGACAAGTCTGGTGTTGTGAAAGGCGACCAGGGTCAAAGAGCGAAACGCACTAAAGCAATGTTGAGAATGATTCTGACTCGTATTGCCAAACTTCCTATCACTTTCATTGTAACTGACCACGTGTATCCACAGGATATTATGGCAGGTGATGGTCCTTGGGCTATCACAAATTCAACTAAGTTTTTTCCATCCATTATTGGTATGGTCACTAAACTGAAATTGAAAGAAGATTCCGAAGTAGTCGGTGTGAAGATGAGAGTTGAAACTTACAAATCTCGATTTGCAAAATTAGGTAGTAAGTTTGAGCTTGAAGTCCCATACTCATCTGGCATGTCTGCATTCTCTGGATTGCTGGATATGCTTGAAGCTGAAGGTGTTGTTACCCGAGGCGGAGCGTGGTATTCAGCTGAATTGAATGGTGAATTGGTTAAATTCCAACGCAAGCAACTTACGACTGAATTGGCGCTAAGACTGCTAAATCATCCTAAAGTCGTTGAATCAGAAAATGCAGGTGATAAAGATTTAGCTGTAGAAGATGATTTAGCAGAGATAATAGCTCTAACAGAAGACGATTCAGAATAAACAAATTTTAATTACTACGGAGAAATATTATGGCAGCAACAACGTATAAAGATTTAATCATTAGCATTCGCTTCGGCTCTAATGAAGGTTTCATATTAGTAATAAGTGATTCTTTCGGTGAAAATGTAAGTGAAGAATTATATCTTTCACACAGCAAATTAATTAAACGTGTTAAAGAATTAACAGAAACAGAAGTATCTGAAGATTAATAACACCGTTAATTAGAAATAACTAATGGGCTATTATGTGATATAATAGTCCCATTATTGTCTATCTCACTTGTTAATTTAACATGACATTTCTATCTCCTATTGCAGAAGACGCAGCTAAAGTGCTTAGCTATATTGAGAAATATGAAAAAGCAATTAATGATATCGAGCCCTTCTTTACTCTTGAAGGGAGAAAGTTAGTTGAAATCTGCCAAAATATCCCTAAGAAGATTGTCGAATTCAAACGATACGCGGCTGAATTAAAATCAATTCAGGATTTACTTGAGCTACGTCGAGATGAGCATGAAGGTAAAAAGTGGAAAGGATTAAATGAGCACAACAAACGTCAATTATCAACTAAAGATATTCAACAGTATATCAAAGGCGATGCAGAGTTTGTATCTCTCTCTGAATTAATGCTCGAGATTGGATTCTTGCGAAGTAATGTCAATGCAGTAATTGAAGCACTTGACACTATGAATTGGCAAGTCGGCCATATCGCCAAAGTTTATATTGCTTCATTGTCCGAAATGGTTTTATAAATGCTTTTTAATTTTTATGTATATGTATATGTATATGTATATGTATATGTATATGTATATGTATATGTAT